GGCGGGACAGGCGGGGCAGGCGGACAGGCGGGACCGTGTGACGTGTACACTTTTCCTGACACAGGCGAGGCCGGCGGCGTACCCGTCCCCTTCAACGGCCCGGCCACATGTTTTACGATTTTGTATTGACACACGCAAAGTCTTCGGCTACCCTATCAGCATGCCAAACGACCACGTAATCACTATACGCCTGCCAAAGGCCCTGTACGCGCTGCTGCCCAAGAACTACAGCGCCCTTATCAGACGATTGTTGAGAGAATACTTTGATTCTGCCCGTTGACAGCCTCGACTTGACAGCGTACTCGGTATCGGATCTCCTGCGCCTCCGCGATCGCGTCAATGCCAAGCTCCCGCCAGCCGATATCGAGAATTTGTCGCTCTCGGACGAATTAGTCCGGACATTCCAAAAAGCATCGGGTCTGCTCGACGAGGCCTTGGAGGACGACGAGACGAATCTCAGCCAGAAGTCCGCGATGGTGAACTCGCTCAACAGCCTCTTGAAGAATCTGGCGGAGTTACAGAAGAGCCTCTACAGCGTGGAAAGGCAGCAGAAGCTCGAAAGAGCCCTCGTCGAGGCCTTGAAGCTCCACCCAAGCCTGAGCGACAGCTTCTTTGCGGAGTATGAGAAAGAGTGTTGACAACCACCCAAGTGGGTGTTAAAGTGGCCTCAAATTCAACAAAAGGAGGCCCCAAATGCAGGTGACGATCGACTTGAAAGAGTGTTTAAGGTGCGGGCACACATGGCAATCGCAGGTAGCCGAGCCCAAGAAGTGCCCACACTGCACCTCAGTACGTTGGAACATGCCTCGGCGGAGTGGGGTGAAGAAATGAAGCCAGAAACTTGCGAGTGTCTGCGGTGTGGTAAAATTTGGAGGCCGTGGGTGCTAAGCCCTAAACGCTGCCCAGCATGCTGCTCATCTTCATGGATGAAGCCTAAAAAAAGTGCCACAGTGAACAAGCACGTTGGCGCCCGCTACGGGAACCTAGTCATTGAGACAGTTCTGTACGAAAAAAAGCCCGGCAGAACCCGCGCGGTTTGCAAGTGTGACTGCGGGGGCCACACAACGCCCCCGCACCCTGCGATATACAGCCTAAAGAGTGGGAATACCACGTCATGTGGGTGTAAACGCATAGCCCGCATAACCACACACGGAATGTCCAGATCACCACTGTACAAGAGGTGGTTTAAGATGTTAACCCGCGTGGAGAACCCCAAGCACAAAAAGTACGCGGACTACGGCGGCAGAGGCATTAAGATATGTACAGAGTGGCACGATTTCATGGTATTCATGACCTGGGCGGTGGCAAGTGGCTTTGAGGCGTCACTAGAGATTGACCGCAAAGACACAAATGGTGACTACTGCCCAGAAAACTGTAGATGGGTAACCAGGGTGCAGAATGCAAACAACACACGTCTGCTGTCTACAACCAACACGTCAGGGTACCGAGGAGTTAGCTACACCAAAAACACTAGGAACTACAGATGCGTTATAGGGTCCTCACTAATACCATATTTTTCCAAAGCAGGCTTCAAAACAGCCCAGGAAGCAGCAATCGCCCGTGACCTGCACGTTATACGCCACGGAGGGCACTTAAACCACCAAATTCCCTTGAATTTTTCAGAGCTTGCCTTTCAAGGCCCGTTATGAGCCAAGACCATTATTTCCGGGAGCACATCCGCAGGGTCAAGAGCGCCGTTGATCCATCCTCGCAAACAGTGACAATAGCGGACTGGGTCACAAAAAACACGTTCATCGGGGGGAAACCCTTCAGCTTCAAGGACCATGAGTATCAAGAGTATTTGATGAACCTGGCCGACCCCGTAGTTTATATAAAAAAGAGCTCGCAGATCGGCATTTCTGAGGCCTCCTGCAGGTGGTTGTTAGGCTACTTGATGATGAACGCAAACTGCGGGGCGGTATACATTTTACCGACTGCTGGCTTCGCACAGAAGTTTGGCGCAACCAGAATCGGACCGGTAATTGATGCTTCGCCTGTCCTCAGAGAGGCCTCAGACCCCAATTTAGACTCATCCTCAGTGCGGCGGTTCAAAAACAACTCGATGGTCAGCATGGCTGGGGCGTCGAAGAGCAGCCACGCCATATCGGTCCCATGTGCGTGCCTTGTGGGGGACGAGATCGACTATATGGAGGACGATTCCATCCTCAGCGCGTTCACTTCGCGCCTAACTCACACTGAAAACCCTGTTGAACGCTACTTTTCTACCCCAACTTTCAAAAATTTTGGGGTAGACGCCGGGTTTGCGGCAAGCAGGCAGCATGTCCAGATGCAAAAGTGCTGCCATTGCAACCATTATTTTGAACCAAATTATTGGGATGATGTAAAACTCCCGGGCTTCAAAGGCTCACTACACGAAATTTCCTACTTCACGAAGCACCTGCTGGACAAACTCAACCTAGACACCGCCTACCTGTCCTGCCCTAAATGCGGCAGAAAGGTTGATCAAGACGTCAAGTACCGCAAGTTTGTGGTCAAGAATAACGACTCACAGTCAAGAATCACCGGGCTGCACCTAACCCCGTTTGCCGCGCCTAAGTTTATGAGCCCAGGCCGGCTCATCCTCACATCTACCAAGTACAAGCGCAAACTTGATTTCTACAACAGCGGTCTGGGCGAGACACATGCGGACGCAGACTCTGGTTTCACTGAGGAAGAGGTCAATGAGCTGTTCACCCAAGACGTTGGGTACCCAGACAGGCCCCCCGCAACTGTGTTAGGAATGGACCTCGGCGGCACCTGCGCCGTCTGCGTCGGGTTCCCGGCGCCGAATGGTCATATTAGGATCACCCACGTCGACTGGATGCCCCTGCACAGCGTAAAGACGGAATTCCCGAGGAAATTAGCAACAAATCGAGTAATTTCAAGCGTTTGCGACGGGCTTCCTTATACAGATTTGGTCAAAACCATGCAAGACCAATCGCACTCACTGTTCGCCGCCCTCAAAACAAACGCAAAAGGCCTTGACCTCTATACCGTCCGCGCAATTGAGGACGACGAGGAGCGCGCAACCTACGGCATCAGGCAGTTGAACTACAAGCGCGATGCCTTGCTCGACTTCGTGATGCTCATGGTCAGGAACAAACAAATCAGCTTCGCCCCGTCCGTGTGGGAACACCGGCAGCGGATCGTCGAGGAAATGACAGACCTCAAGCGGGTGGAAGAAACGGATATGAAGGGAGAAAAAAAGTTTGTTTGGAAGAAGTCGCCAGCAGGGAAAGATCACCTCCACCATTCGATCGCTTTTTTAGTTCTCGCCAACTTCATCAAGGGCGTGTCGATGCCCCAACCTCATATTTCCACCCTGGCCTCAAAATTCAAGGTCACCAGCACTATTTAGGTTGCCACAAACTTTTTAGTTGACAACATCTGCGCATAAACGATAAAAGGTCACTATGCTAGAAGAACTCTTGTCAAAATTTCGCGCCAGAGGTGCGTCCCAGCAGGCGCTGGAGTTCGCCGCGTCAGTAGTTGAGATGCCGGCGCCCCCAAAGGCGAAGGGTTCTCCGGCGATACCTACGTATCTTCGTAATGCGCAGCAGCCGCCGGATTCTTTCCTGATTCAAGACGATCTCCGGCTCGCGAACGTCGATATCGAGTCTCTCCGCACGCACCCGTCAACGCCAGCGACTCTACGCATACTGTCGAAAGCGTCGCCTGACCTGTCTGCAGCGAAATCCGCCTTCAACAGGGTGGGCATCACCAGCAAGTACACAGTCATCAGTAGAAATCTCGACGGAACATTGAACGAGCAGGGCACGCAGTTGGCGCAGGAGTTGTGCCGGCGCTTTGATTTACTGGGCCCGACGGAGGGAGGTTACAATGCCTGGCCGTCGATTCGTGCATGTTCCGAGTCTATGGGTGGTGAGCTGTACCTCCTGGGCGCTTGCGCAATGGAGGTAGTCCTCAACAAGAGCCGCCTCCCTGAAGCGTTGATGCCGATCGCGGTAGACACCATCAAGTTCAAGTACCAGAAGAGGCGCAAGGTGCCGTTCCAGGTTCTCGGTGGCGAAGAGGTGTCACTGGATTTTCCGACCTTCTTCTATGTCAGCCTGGACCAGAGCCTGCGCACCGCTTACGCGGACAGCCAGGTTGAAAGCTGCATCCAGCCGATGATTGCCTCCCAAAGTTTTGCCAATGATCTGCGCAGGGTGTTCCGCCGCAGCATCTCCCCGAGACTCAAGTCCACGCTTAACCATGAAAAATGGCTGGCGTCCGTACCCTCCGAGATTCGCCACGATCCGGTCGAGCTGGAGAAGTACCAGAACCGGGCGATCGCTCAAGTAGAGTCGTTGATCAATGGGTTGAACCCGGAAGATGCCCTGATTCTGTGGGACATCGTTGAGGTGGACCTTCTCAACAACGGGAACACGACCCTGTCAGAGGAGTATAAGATATTCTCCTCGATCCTGAACGGGAAATTGGCGGCCGGCGCCAAGACAATGCCTGTGATTCTTGGGCATGAGTCTGTAGGAAGTTCGAACATAGCCTCAAGCCAAGCCATGCTCTACCTCAAGCAGGTCGAAGGCGCCTGCATGTTCAAGCTCAACGAGATATATTCCCGGGCCCTGACGCTCTGCGTTCGCCTCTACGGGATCGACGCCGTTGTTGAGTTCGCTTATGACCCGCCGAACCTACGGCCCGAAAGCGAGCTGGAAGCGTTCAAGTCCATGCGCCAGTCCAGGATCCTTGAGCAGTTGAGCCTGGGCCTGATCACAGACGCGGAAGCGAATCTCGAACTTACCGGTACGTTACCTCCTCCTGGGGCCCCGAAGCTGTCCGGGACAATGTTCAAGAACTCCCCACCTGGCAACATCAGCACTCCGGAGAGCAACACAGGTGCACTTGAGCAGGACCTGAGTGGGGATGCGCCGAAGGAGCCGAAGAGTTAGCCTCCCCAAAACATTTTCCTTGACAACAAGAAACTTTGTTGCGAGAGTGAAGTCAAAATCACCAGGAGCGCCGAATTGAAACGAACCTACAGCACCCTCTGGGCCGGAAACGACGAGTCGTGGGGCGCGTACTTGAGCGCGATGAGCCAGCCGCAGGTGCAGGCACATGCGGCTGAAGAGGACGAGGATGACAGCCGGCCGAACCGGCTGCTTTCTGTCGTTGATGGCGTGGCTATTATCAGTATCCACGGAACCTTGACGAATACTGATGCCTGGTAC